ACTCGCGGGTTGAAGCACTTCGCCGTGCTGCTTCAGACAGGGACCAAAGGCACCGAGACGTCCACGACGTCCGGTCGGGCGACGTTGATACCGTCATTCCGGGAAGCATGCCTGACGCCTGGCCGAAGCCGATCGTCGCAAACCTGATCGACACTAGCGCTCGTGACCTCGCGGAGGTCATGGGCACCATGCCGAGCATCAACTGCTCGACAGGGATCCTCACGACCAACAAGGCCAAGACCTTCTCTTCCAAGAAGACGAAGGTCGCCAACTGGTACGTCCAGACGTCCGGCCTGAACAGCGGCAAGCAGGTAGAGCTTGCCGACTTCTACACGACGTACGGTCTCGCGATCTACACAGTCGAGCCCGACTTCGAGAAGAAGCGTCCGCACATCAGGGTCGAGAACCCGATGGGCGTCTACCCCGAGATGGACATGTTCGGTCGCCTCAAGTCTTACTCCAAGGTCTGGCGCGAAGAGGCTGTCGATCTGGTCCAGAAGTTCCCCGCTCTTCTCCGCCTCCTTCAGTCCAATGAGACTGGCGGACCGGACACCGGGTGGGCGGAACGTGAGATCGAGGTCGTCAAGTACGTAGACGCCGACACGATCGTCCTGTACCTGCCGAACCACGGCAACAAGCTGATCGACCAGATGGACAACCCGATGGGCCGGGTCTTCGTGTCCATCGGACATCGCCCCGGGTACGACAACGAAACCCGAGGCGCGTACGACGACGCCATCTGGGTCCAGCTCGCTAAGGCTCGCATGGCCCTACTCGGGCTGGAAGCTACGGAGAAGACAGTGCGAGCCCCGCTCGCAGTGCCTCGCGACGTGCAGAAGATGACCTTCGGTGACGACGCTGTCATCCGTACCGACAACCCCGACAAGATCCGGCGCATCGGTCTCGACGTACCCCAGGCCGCCTTCCAGGAAGGCCAGGTTCTGGAGCAGGAGCTGCGCACCGGGACGAGAAGTCCCGAGGCCAGGTCCGGCAACGTCGACGCTTCGGTCATCACTGGCAAGGGAATCCAAGCCCTTATGGGCGGGTTCAACACGGTGGTCAGCACCGGGCAGACCGTCATCTCCGAGGCCCTCAAGGGCGCCATCGAACTGTGCTTCGAGATGGACGAGAGGCTCTGGCCCAGCGAAAAGAAGACGATCCGTGGTACGGCCCAGGGAACGCCTTTCGAGGAGACTTACACTCCCAAGAAGGACATCGGCGGCGACTATACGGTCGACGTGACCTACGGGTTCGCGGCCGGGCAGGACCCGGCCCGCGCCATCGTGGGCCTGCTCCAGCTCCGAGGCGACCAGCTCATCTCCAGGGACTTCTTCCAGCGTCAGCTCCCGATGAACATCGACGTCGTCCAGATGCAGACGCAGATCGACAACGAGCAGTTCACCGACGCTCTCAAGCAGGGCATCATGGGCTACGCCCAGGCGATTCTGCCGATGGCCCAGCAAGGTGGGCAGGATCCGACGGACGCTCTGACCAAGCTCGCCAAGCTCGTAGAGCTGCGAGAAAAGGGCGACTCGGTGGCCGACGCTGTACTCAAGGCGTTCAAGCCGAAGGAGCAGCCTCAGGGCGGCCCTGGAGGCGCCCCTCAGAATCCTCTCGAAGCGTTGATGGGCCCCGCGTCCAATGCGCCTCCGGGAGGCGCTCAGGGAGCCCCTCAGGGCGTTCCTGGGCAGCCGCAGCAGGCGCAGGGCATGGACCTTCAGAGTCTCCTCAGTGGCATGACCAGCGGGGGGCAGGTAAACATGTCGGCCAAGACCCAGCGCCAATCGCCCATTTAGCATCTCAGGAGGACAAGCATGGGTTACACACAGGTTGATTCATCCGCCCCGCACGAAGGCGAACTCAAGGGCGCTCTCTTCGCTGGCGACCACACGCCTAACGGCGTGTTCAGCTCACTCAAGGGTCAGGCGCTCACGCCGCCCGAGCTGTCGTTCGACGTCCAGGACCACAACGACGGTCCCGACCGTCTCAACCAGGAAGTCTCCGGCGGTTCCAACTGGGAGAACGCTCTGGTCGAGTCCGGCCAGTTCTCTCCGTTCGCCCTTACCCGGGGCACCGACAAGCACATGCCGAAGTAGGAGGCGCAGATGGGAACGCCAGTAGCGGGTCCGGGAGGTTTCTCCAAGCGGACCGATAAGGCGGTTGGCGAGGCCAACCGTTCGCTGCCCAACGCCGACTACGGCGAGCAGGCGGCGTACAAGGATCAGCAGGCTGGCGCTCCCATGGCTCAGGGCGGTCAGGACGTTACCGGCATGAACTTCAACGACCTGTTCGGCAACCCGTCGAGTCAGGTCACCGGGCTTAACGAAGACACGGCGATGCCCGACGTGCCCGTGACAGACGGCGCCGATGCAGGCGCCGGTGCAGGCTCCGAAGTGCTGAGCAGCTCTGCGAGCCAAGGAGCCTCTAGCTACGCAGCCACATACCTCCCCGTCCTTGAGTTCATGGCGTCTCGCCCGGGGAGTAGCGACGCCGCTCGTAACCTCGTGCGGAAGCTGAAGTCACAACTTTAGGAGAGACATGGCTGACTACCAGGGAACCGGCTACCACGGCAACCTCGACTTCTGGGGAAACTCTGCCAACACCGGGCAGTCCCCTTGGTGGAACCAGGACATGTCCGATGCCAGCCAGGGCTTGTATCAGGACCCGGCCACGGCCCTTCAGGCTGGTACGATCCCGAAGGAACTCCTCGCTAAGCAGCAGGTCGTCGGGCAGGAAGCCCGACAGGCTCGCGGTGGTTTCATCGGCGCTCTGGCCAACGACCTCTCAAGCGTGACCGGCAAGGCCGACCAGGTTCTTCGCAACGTCGTAGGCGACGACGTCACGAACGTCGTCGAAGGCAGCGCCAAGGCGTTGTGGTGGCCGATCGACAAGGCCGCACAGGGAGCCTACTGGGCTTACTCCGAGGCCGTCTCCCAGCCGCTGTCTACGCTGCTCATCAAGGCCGGTCAGGCCGAGAGCGGCGGGCCCGGCTTCTTCGAGGGCGGCTGGGGAGAGGCGTACGGCAAGGCCGAGCACGTCTCCCCGGGCCAGGCCCTGACCAACATGGCCAGCGTCGAAGAGGCGACCGGCAAGAGCACGCTCACCTCGAAGCTGCTCACCGGCAACGTCGGCGCCAAGATGACCACAGAGCAGAAGGATGCGGTCAAGCGCAACACCGACCGGTTCCTCACCGACTCCGAGTACTGGCGCAGCAAGGAAGGCTGGACGTACACGGCAGGCACGGGATCTATGGACTTCGCCCTGTCGATGGGCGCCGACCCGGCTTACGCCGGTCTCAAGTTTACGAGCGCCGCAGTCAAGGGCGCTCGCTCTATCAAGCTGGTCGAGGAGGGCGAGAAGCTTCGCCCGAAGAGCTACGGCGTCAGCGAGCTGGCCGGTACTGCTGGTGAGGCCCTTGGGCGCAAGTTCGCGAAGACGCCCGAAGAGGCGTCTCGCTCTTCGCACATGAACGACTTCTTCGACTGGGCTGCCAACAAGTCTCCTGCCGAGATTCGACAGCACCCGATCTGGGGATCGGGCCGCCGGATCAACCCCGAGGCCGATCGACTGTCTCAGGTATTCTCTACCGCCGACCGCAGCGACATGCCCCTTATCCTCCGCTACGCAGGCGGAGACAAGAACGCTGCCGTGCAGCTCGTTCAGAGGAACCAGGCTGCGGCCATCGCTATGCAGAAGGCTTCGGAGAACCGCGTCCTCGTGGACTCGGTCAAGTTCGATCCCGATATGCTCCAGCACTTCATGACGCAAGAGAGCAAGGGTCTCGGCTCACCTGCCGGTCTTGGCACTCCTGGCATCATGGGCACGTCGGCTCCGGTCGATGCTACCGGTCGACTCATGGAGCCGCCTACCCCGTTCCCCAGGAACGGGACGGCAGCCCAGAAGGCTGGCTGGCAGGCTACGTACACCGATCTGGCCAACAAGGCCGAGGTTCACCGGCGTGCAGCCGGTGACATCCTTAACGCCCAGAACGGCGTCCGGCCTATGGCCGGTGCCGCCGCTACGAGTCAGGCTGACATCCTCCGAGCCCAGACCTGGAAGGCCGACCAGCTCGACGTCGCTAACCGCCAGATCGACGCCCTTCAGCAGAAGAGCGGCTTCCTGTCAGAAGTGCTTGGCAAGCCGTTGGAGAACATCGACGACTACTCGCCTGGTGCTAGCAACCTCTTCGGGTCTATGCAGCAGCTCTATCGGATGGGCCCTCTGGCCCTGAAGGACACCGAGAAGGCCGCGAACAAGCGGATCGGCAACATGGCCACCGGCACCCAGCAGTACGGCAAGGTGGCCACCGAGAAGCAGCTTGCCCGTGGCGGGAAGTTCGCAGGACGCGAGCAGTCCGACGCCAACTTCGTGAGTCGCGCTATCCGTAACGGCTTCTACGCTCCGCAGCTTCGAGTAGTGCACTCGCTGTCGGACCGCATGCCGCTGACGTTCATCGACCACAACGCCGAGGACGCTACGTCTCGCGTGACCGACATGCTCAAGCGAGTGCAGACGCTCGACCCGAACACCCGTCTCGCTATGATCAACAGCTACTCCCGGGCGGGCGACAAGATCTCCCGAGAGGCTGAGCTTGGCAAGATCCACGGTGCGGTCATCGAACACATGGCCTCCCAGTACGCGATCAACCCCGAGGCTGCTCGCGTCATCGACAGCATGGTCAAGGATGGCAGCACGTCGACCATCGCCAAGTTGACCGGGCAGACGCCTACGGCTCAGGAGTTCTCTGCCGCTGGCAGTCAGCTCGCAGGCGCGCCCGCAGGGGCGCGTGCCGACATGGTAGAAGACGGCGAGCACTGGATCGTGTCGCCCCTGGCGAAGACCCAGCTCCAGGCTGGCTCCCCTCTGCTCGACGTCAAGGAGATGGATCGCTTCCTCAAGAAGAACTCCACCTTCCTCAACCGGCAGATGGCTTCGG